CGCCACGATTATGAGGCTGCTAGAAAGATTAATTACAATATACGAAAGTATATCTGCAAATATGTATATCACTACATAATCCCACCATCGTATCATTCAAATAGCAATTCATTTTGCTTTGGTAAAAAATTAAGACTCATTGCTTCAGCTTCAATTTTTTCTCGAATCACATTTGATATAAACTTTTTTACATCTTGTGGATCAATATTAGTGATGGTACATGTCTCAATAACAGCTTCCATATATGATAATTTTTTATCAACAACTTGCTCTTCAATTAACTTACCAAACTTGGCTCTGTTCATAAACTTAACTTCTTCTTGCATAACCATCCTTTCTATTTAGCCATAACTCTAACAAGGATTGTATCCTTATTGATGCGGCCATTTACTTCATCTTTAGTTTTAGTCGTGAGCTCAGACCATTCTTTTCTAATTTGATTTGCAGATTTCGTTAAAACTGCTTTTATAAAATCATCTGGCTTGCGAAGTTTAGTGCTACGTGAAAGATCAGCATCAAGGCCTAGAATAGTAGTACCTTTTACTTCAAAACCAATAGATTTTTGGCATACATATTCTGTTAGCTCTTTGTATTTTACATTAAAGGTATATAAACGCATTGCCCCAATTATAGAAGCTGGATGAATTGAAGTAAGCTTAAACTCCTTTGACTCTTTTGCGTAATTGAGTTTTTCAACTTGTTTATCTGCAGTTTTAACCTTTGGCTTACGAGTAGCTCGCAATGCTTTTTTTGATGCCATGAATTTATCAGCATCATTTACGAGTTGATTGAGAAATTCAAAATATTTTTTACGTTCTGAAACGGAAAGATATGAAAATGCTTCGACCAAATCTTCGGTTTTATCTTCAACTAATTCTTTTGCTTCATTACGAATAGGTGTATAGTAATCCAAAACAGCTTTGGCTGTATTATTTGCAGCATCAACTTTTTTTAATTCATCATAGAGTGAATAGTTCATGCATTCCTTATGATTTTTAGGATCATATTGATCAAGAACATATTCAACTTGGGCAATAAATTCTGATGTTTTTTCTTTTAAAATTTCCTGTATAGTTTTTCTTTGAGGCGATGTATCATCACCAAGTTCAGCTTTTCGAGCAATATTTTTTTCGCCACGAGTTAGGATTTCTTTCATATGACGATTTAAGCAATCTTCAGCTTTCCACCATACTGGAAATTCCTTACCCATTTCTTTCCATGCAATAGTAGCTGCTACAAAAGGTATAGAAGTAAAAGCCCATTCAGGCGCTTCAATGGCGATTTTAGCCTGATCTTTTGGCATAGTTATTTTAATATAAGATTTAATTTTTGATGAAACATCTTTTTTATCAAGATCAGTACGGCAATAATCATTAAAATCACGAAAGTTTCCCATTGGCCCAGCCGCAAATCCAGTTGACTTACGTCGGGAAAATGTTTGCTTAGCTTTAACTTTTTTTCCAAGATTACGAGTTACCATTATCAAAGTCCTCTATTTTGATTAAGTCATAATCTCCATCATCCATTTCTTCGTAATGAATATAGCCATCATGACATAGTTTAGTAATTACAAGATCAATTATGCCTTCGACGTTTTTTTCTTCTGCATTTCTACGACCAAGAACAAAAGAAGTAATAATAATTCCACTGACTAGTAAACCAAGTTCAAGCATAGTTATCTCCTTAACATATGACTATAATAACACAAATAAGAGTCATTGTAAACCCTTAAACGCATTTTTTTTATTTTTTTTATGATTTACCTGCAGTGACATATGAGCCTTCAGCCATATCGTATGCCGCTACTAATTCTTTTAACATGTATGGCGATATTACCACAATATTAAAATCATCGTCATCAGTGTATTGACGAATATAACAAAGTTCTTCGTCAACTATAATTTCAACATCATCGGTTTTTCCATTATTATCTAAAATGGTAATAATACTATGATCATATTTATGTTCAACTGTAATCATAATTTTCTAAGTAAACCTTTTAATTTAACAATTTCAGAATTAGTAAGAGTTGCATGAGGGGCTTTTAGAAGTCGATTAACTACATTAATGATAAAGTCTCTATCGTCCTGATTCATTTCTTAGCGGCCTTTCTTAGGCTCTTGAGGGACGCTGAGATGATAGTTGGATATTTTCCAATATAACTACCTGCTTCTAACATGTCTTTACTCAATAGATGTTTATGATAGTGTTCAATATTGTCCCATTGCTTAATAATATTTTTTGCTAATTTATCATAAAAATCATCAGATAATATTGGATCATCTTTTTCATAATAAGCATACGATGCCATAAGGTAATATGGCACCGTCATATTCACATTATTAGTAATTATTTTAATAACGTGTTTATCTAAAATCATCTACGCATACTCGCCGCATCAATTGCTGCCTGTTTGTTGTCTTTACGAATTGGCATAAGATTACTTTTATGTGTTACAACAATACCAGCAATCTCATTACCTGTATATTTATTCGTTTCTTTTAGTGTACCATTATCAATACTATTTGACAATTGATCTCTTGAAACTTTAAATTTTGGCCGCTCATGACGATAATCTTGTTTAGTTCCTTTCACACCCATACGATCAAAAAAAGCTTGATGTTCAGCTTCCCTCGCTTTCCAACCTGGCTTCTTTTTGATTTTAGATTTGCCATGTACTTGAACACCTTGAATCATATGCATAGACATTGTATACTCCTTTATCGTTAGATTTAATCTATCACACTTTTAAGAGATTGTAAAGGATTATTTTGATTTACATAGAATAAACTTTTGGGCGATAAACATATTTACATTCCTGTACGCTATCAACACGAAAAGACCGCCAGCCTTCTGCGTTCGTATCCCAACATGGAATGACTTCAGGATTTACAGCACGAACTTTCTTTTGAGTAATAGGTTCATCTTTTTCAGCAGATGGAATCATACTTTCTAGCAAAGTACAAGTCATAACTCGCTTATCGCCATTTACTTTTGTAAAGGTTACTTCGCATACACCTGATGTAAGCATTCCCATAAACTTATCACGAGAATCACTGTTAGCGGTTTCATTTAATACTTCAGTCATTGATATTACCCTTTCCGGTAAATGCATCATTTTCTAAATGATAGTTGTTAATAAGTTTCTTTAAGAACTTGTTATTTACTTCTAATTCCAGAATTTGTCTGTCCTTTCGAGCTAGTGACTTCCACATAATATCTTTTTCTTCTTTTACGTCTATTGCTATCTGCTCAAGTTGAATAATATGATCAGCGGCTTTCCAAGCAAAATGATCGGTACATCTAGATTTCCATTCCTCACCAGCTTGGTTTCTAAGTGATATAACAATATCAGAAAGTTGTGGACGAGGCTTAATATCTAAATAAACCTTATCCACAACATCGTGTTCATTTTCCTCCATTTCAAATCCATGTGTATTAGGCTCATCCATTAGTTTTCTCCAAATCACTGCAACTGGAATGTCCACTGGGGTTTAATGTTCGAACTACTATGACCCCAGCGATCTTGACGTGTTTGACCACGGTCAAGGTGCCAACGATCTTTATTTAAGTTTTCACACATTTTAATTGCATCTTCTTCAGAAGTGCAAACAGTCCTAAGCGTTTGCCCAGATGTTACATGCCACAGCTTTTGATTAAGTCTTGCTGGGTCTTGATGAACATTCCATTTAAAATCATTAGTCATAGTAGTCTCCTTTAAAATGCCAACTGAATATCAGCTGGCCCGTTATAGTATTCGTCGCTGTGCATACCCATAGCTTCAAGCAACTCATCAGTTTCTCGCTTAAAGATTCCCCAAAACTTAGGATCGTACTTTTCGATACTTTCGCTATTGTGCTCGATATCAAATTTCTTGATTAGTCTTACCCACTCTGGTGCATTTGACAAACGATCACGATCAAGCTTTTTTCGAAGTGAACGATTGCCAACAAACGATTCAGTGTCAGTCAAAAACCATACACCCATTGCAATCTCATCTGAAAACCGCTCTTTAATGTCCGTATGATCAAATGATGTATCTTCAACAACATCATGAAGAATCGCCACAGACATGGCCACAGTGGTTGAAACATCAACTATGTGCGTATCCAAGTACTCTTCGATCATATCAGAAACCGCTACACAATGCGAAAAATATTTTTCATCGGTGTACTTACGTTTTTGATTGGCGTGAGCACGTTCTGCAAATGAAAATGCTTTTGCAAATGTTTTACAGTCTTCCATTACATATCCTTACGTATAAACATATCCCAGAACATCCATACTAAAGCGGACGCTTGCATTAGCATAATTCCTATAAGTACACCTACAAGGAAACCAAAGCTAATTCTTTCTAGCAATTCATATGTCATAATTTCCATTACTAGTAATCCTCTTCTTCATCTTCTTCAATAAACAATTGACCTGTATTGTTTGCTATAAACAGCCAAACTAGTACGCCATAGCACATTAAGTATCCTGTAATCGAGTCCAGTATTATAAGACAAATACCAAGCCCACCGAAAAATAGAGTGAATGCGATCCATAATGGCTTAATCATTAGTGGTCTCCCCAATCTGTATCGTGACGAGTTGTTTCATGTAGTGTTTCGCCATAATATGTTTTAGCATATTTAGATGCATCAGTATAATGATTAACATTATCTTGACCACCAGTAAAATCAGCCAACTTTTTATCATCTGCTGTACGCTTTTTACGAGCAACGATACAAACTTTAGCAGTGTTTTTGCGAATTGTTGCCAACCGCTCTTTGCG